TCTTGGGTTCTCATCCATCCCCGTTCCTACATCAAAAAAGAAGACGGTAGAGAAAGAGTAATACTTGTAAAGTATCGCTATTTTTCTTATTATATATGTAGCATATACTTTTTGGTTTTTCTTCACTTTTCTTGTTGCTTTGTAGTTTCGTAGAATCCCCCGCCTAAAAAACGGGGGATTTTCTATTTGTAATATTTAAACTTTAATTGTTATGTTTGTAAAACATTAAATCTTATTTATTATGACACAAGAAAACCAACAAGAAGTAAGTCCAGAAGTTTTAGAGAATGCCAGAAAGAAAATGGTTGATTTCTACAAGCGAGAACTACCACTTATGCGTCTTCGTGCAGAGTATGAAGAACTAGCTACAAAGATCGATAAAGCTCGTTTTGACAGAATGGTAACACAGATTCAAACTGCACAACTGCTTGATTCTCAGAACCAATTTGAACAAGATCAGTATGAACAAGAAGAAGAGGAACAAGTAGAACCTGAAGTTCCACAAGAAGAGGAAGAAGAGTTTAAAAAACCTAGAAAACTCCGTTCACTTAAGAAGGAAACAGTTTAATAAAACTGTAAACATTTAAAATTGTCAGTCACGTATACCAACATGGCTAAAGTAAATCTTGTAACTAAAAATGTGAAATTGGAACTTGACGCTATCGTCAGGTTCCAATTAATTGTCTTTTCTTATTTACGGAATATCAACTTAAGTGAGCTAGACCTAGACTGTTTAACCTATTTGGGTTTAGCAGGTGAGATGGAACTTACAGATTTCTGTACTGAGATGGCAGAAATAAGAAGAGAGAAGAAGCTTGATGAGCTTAGGAGTAGTGGAAATAAAACCAAGAATCCTGATGCTTCCCCACAAAGTATAAGAAACGTATTACTCAAAGCTGAGAGAGCAAATCTTATTTCTAAGAATGGAAAAGGTAGAAAGAAGATTTCTCTAAACCCAGAGATGCAAATCCAAACTGCAGGTAATATTGTTCTCAACTATAAAGTGTTTAGTCTTGAATCCTAAGAAGCTTAAACCGCTGATTAAGAAGTTCTGTGATGCTAATGATGTAGACCAGAAAACTGCAGAAATTATCATTGATGCTTATTGGAAACGAGTTAAAAAAGCTCTAACTGAACCTGAACACATAAGCATCTATGTCCATGGATTTGGTACTTTTTTTATAAAACCCAATCGTCTCGAGAAAAGAATTAAGATGTATCAAGAGATAATAAATAAGTACCAAGAGATTATCGATTCAGGTCACAGGATTACAATGCAGAAGTACGCTATCATGCAGGATAAGAAGAAAGCTTTAGAAAAACTTGAGAAAATGATACCGCTGCTTCAAGAAAAAGCTACATACAAAAGTGAAATAAAAAGCCAAAGAAATGAACATAAGAGAGATTTGGAAAAACAAAACCAAGATTCTAGAGGGGATAAAAAACTCTCTGATCAAGAGTGAGCACATTGAGCAGATTGCTTCTGAAAGAATGAAGCTCTGTGAAGCATGTGATCTTATCGATAGAAAAGGATCTGAATGCGCTCTACCAGGTACTCAACCATGCTGTGGTGAATGTGGGTGTAAACTTTCCTATAAAGTAAGATCTCTCTCTTCTGAATGTCCTCATCCTAAAAGATCACGCTGGAATGCTATTCTAAGTGAAGAAGACGAAGACAAATTCTACGATCAAATAAACTACAATCCAGATATAGACTAATATGGCGGTATTATTCAAATCAGAAAACCATAAATACGAGAGTCAGGATCCTAACGATAATATCCAGTGGTTAGGAGTTACGTCTATGATCAAACAATTTAAAGAACCGTTTGATCCTATAGCTGTATCTAAAAAAGCTTCTGTTAATCCCAATAGTAAATGGTATGGTTTAGACCCCGCTGTTATTAGAGAACATTGGGAAAAAGAAACCGATAGAGCTATTCTCAATGGTAGTTATTTCCATGATCAACGTGAATCGGATACAGTTAGTCTTCAGACACTTAGAAGACAGGGTGTAGACATACCGATCATTCCTCCTATTTATAACGGTAGTATTAAGCTTGCACCTGAACAGAGACTAGTTGATGGTATCTATCCAGAACACTTTGTTTACTTGAAATCTGCAGGTATTTGTGGTCAAGCAGATAGAGTTGAGGTTGTAAACGGCGTTGTAGATATAGTAGACTTTAAGACCAATAAAGAGATTAAGACCAAGAGCTTTACTAATTGGGAAGGTGTTAGTACCAAAATGCTAGGTCCTTGTTCTCATTTAGATGACTGTAATTTCAATCATTATGCTTTACAATTGAGTACTTACATGTACATTATTCTAAAGCATAACCCTAGATACAAACCTGGAACAATGACATTGCACCATATCGTTTTTGAAAAAGAAGGTGAAGATTCATTTAAATTCCCTATCTATAAGAAAAATGAAAAAGGAGAAGCTATTGTAAAAGAAGTAGTTCCCTATACTGTCCCTTACTTAAAAGACGAAGTAATAGCGATGTTCAATTGGATAAGAGACAATAAAGATCAAGTAAAATGACTATTAGAATCTTTGATATACAGAATGGAAAAGTAATAGTTAATATTAACTGTTTGCTTGTCCCTGAGCTTAAAGCTGTACACGACGAGTACGAAGACCCGATCCCCGCCCTGTCATTTTTACATTACTACTTTGATCATACTGGTCCATACGCTAATCTTCCAGAAAACATTAAAGAGGAAACTCTTTTAAATGATTTTGTAGGAGATTATACATTGGAAGATGAAGTTATGCAAGCTGCTTTAAAGAAGTTAGAGCTACTATTCATGACTCCTACGTATCGTTATTATCTTGATAATAAGATTCTTTTAGAGAAACTAGGTACGTTTGCACGTAATACTCCTATTACTACTGGTAGAGATGGTAACTTAGCAGCGTTAGCTATGCAGGTTAAATCAGTAGGAAAGACCATTCAGGAATTTAAACAACTAGAAAAAATAGTTCTACAAGAGCTTAATGAAAGCTCTAATAGAATTAGAGGTGATAAGAAACTAGCATATGACCAAGAATGATGATTTTTATAAGAAGATCCCTACGTGGGAAAATGACGAATGGTCTTACACTGAGTTTTATAACTACGATGAGTTTCGGGAATTTGTAAAATCTCTTTTTAAAGAACCCGGTAAATATGAATTTGATGATGTAGCATTTGAATTCAATTTACAAGCTAGAAAATACAACGATAGAAAATACTACTGTCCTTTTCCTGAAGGTACAGCAGACTTTAAAAAGTATTGGAACGGGGAAAAAGAGAAATGTAAAGAAGGAGTAATTTATAAAAGCGGTAAGAAGATATGGTATCTCCCTAGGGAATACTACATGTGGATCAACTTCTTACCAATCAATGATAAGAAAAAAAGGAAGTTCGGTTTCCCTGATGTATGGGATTCTCAATATCATATGGCTCTATATGAGCTATTAGCTGAGTTACATTACCAGCATTGTGCAGTCCTAAAGAAACGTCAGTTTGGATCTAGCTATTATCACTGTGCTAAGCTCATAAATCAAATATGGTTTGAGGAAACTCCTATTCTTAAAATAGGCGCATCACTCAAAGACTACATAAATGAAAAGGGATCTTGGAAGTTCTTAAACGAGTATAAATCTTTCCTAGATAGTGAGACGGCGTGGTATCGTCCTATGAACCCTGGAAAGGTTCTCATGTGGCAGCAGCAGATTGGAGATACAGACTCTAACGGTCGTGAAACTCTGAAAGGTCTTAAAGGAACTATTCAGGGTGTATCCTTTGATAAAGACCCAACAACAGGTGTAGGTGGTGGGGTAAGGTACTTCTTCTACGAAGAAGCGGGGATTGCACCTACAATGGATCAGACAGTCGAATACATGTTTCCTGCGTTACAGTTAGGTGACATTACTACTGGTGTATTTATCGCGGCTGGTTCCGTGGGTGACCTTGATCAATGTGAACCTTTAAAAAAGATGATGCTATTTCCTATTAGACATAGCATATATCCTGTCGAGACTAATCTAATTGATAATAAAGGGACTATCGGTTTATCAGGATTATTCATTCCTGAACAGTGGTCAATGCCTCCATACATTGATCAATATGGTAACTCACTAGTAGAAGAAGCACTAGAAGCTCTTAACTCTAAGTTTGAGAAATGGAAGAAGGATCTTGATCCTCAGACTTATCAGCTAAGGGTATCACAGCATCCACGTACTATTGAAGAAGCTTTCGCGTTTAGAAACGTATCCCTTTTCCCTACTCATCTTCTCTCAGCTCAAAAAGCTAGAATAGACGATAAAGACTATCCTTATGAGTTTGTCAATCTTCAATGGAATGAAAAGGGTGAAGTAGTTCATACTACTAGTAATAAACTCCCAATTTTAGAGTTTCCTATTTCAAAGAGTACAGAAGATAAAACAGGTTCTATTGTAGTATGGGAGAGACCTGATAAGAATGCTGAGTGGGGGACATACTATGCGTCTATTGACCCAGTATCAGAAGGAAAAACTACAACTTCTGATTCTCTATGTTCTATCTA